GTAGTTCTCAACTTTGTTGATCTGCTCAGCAGAAGCAACAGCATCGTCTTGACCAGCTACGATAACACCGTAGTTAGTGGACTGTGCAGTTGTACCAGATGTACCAGCACCTGTACCAGCAGCAGGCAAAGCGTTGGACTGATAAACACGGAAGCCGTGAACATTGTTCAACACCAAACCGTTTTGCAGGCCAGCACCACCAAAGTCAGCGTTCAGCATACGTGAGTCTTCGTCTTTCAGCATCTCAATAAATACTGGATCAAGAACAACCCAACGTCCACGTGATTCTACATTTGCTTGATCCATTTTACGAGCCATACGTGCAAGTACAGTCAATGGGGAAACAGTTGTAGCTGACAGGGCAGTTGCACCTGGCAAACGTGGTGCCAATGGAACGGAGTCGCCTGCAGTAGCTGAACCAGAGATGGTCAAGTTACCGAAGTCAGTTGCGTCCAAGTGGTTTGCAGTGATGTATTCACCAGTAGCTGTCAAAGCAGTTTGCTTATCGCCAGCAGAAGTAGTGATGAAAGCACCTGCAGTTGTGTGACCAGAGAGGTAAGACAATACGTCTGTGTCCATTGCGTCTGCCATTTTATATGCAGCACGATCAGCGGCCAAAGATGTGAAGTCTACGTTTGAAAACTGCTCTTCAATGTCATCCATTTTAAAAGCAAAGTAGTTTGCTTGGTCAATGGTGAGCGAGAAGTCAGCATCGTTAAGCTTCTCTACTGAGATGCCTGTATGACGCTGCAGAGCGTTGACGGTTACGTCTGGCTCTTTTTGAATGCGAACAGTATCACCTTGGTTTGCAATTTCACCAAAATATGAATTGTTAGTGATTGCGTTAGTTACAGCAGAACGGCGTAGTGCGATCTGTGCTTGTTTGGAGTAAATAATCGGGGAGAAGTTCCCGTCAAATCCACCACCAGCGGTTCCAATAGCCATAATAATTCTCCTTTATAGATATGGCGTGAGATTTAGACACTACATATCCACAATAAAAGAGGCTCATCGTTTTAGGGTAGTCAGCTTTGCTTCAAGGATGGCCATCCTATCTGCGCTGGGCCTATACTCAGAGGTAGTTCTTCGTGTGGCTAGTGCTTATTGAAAAGCATGTACAGGCAGTTAATCCCTGACACTGTACATACCTATAGTTTTACCTACAATGTTTTATTTGTCAATTATTTTTTTGACACATCGTAAATAAATTTCCCTGAGCGTTGTGCATCCATAATTTCTTCAGCACGAACCTCATACTCCTTAATGCTCATTTTAGCTACTTGGGATTCTCGTAAGTAGCTACTTGAGTCATTTGGATCAATTGGTGCAGCCTTTCTTGCTTTAACAGAGGAGGCAGCACTCTTATCTTCAGAAGATGCACGTTTAGTAGTCTTTATGCCTTTGTCTACCTTATATAGATCCAGAACACGTGCTACTGATTTTACATCTTCTACATTATCGTATAATGCATCTTGTACTATTTTAGGCTGATCTTTAGCCCACTCATGAAACGCATCATCCCCACGAATAGTAGCAAAGTCAGGATGTAAGTTATACAACTCTGCTTCAGACTTTTCTTTACGGGCCTGAGAGCGTAACTTTTCTATTTCTTTCAAGCGTTTATCAAGATCATCTGAACGCTCCATAGCTTTCCTGTCAGCAATTGCTTCGACAATACCAGCTACATCTGGGTATGTTTTAGCCCAAGCCTCAATCTCTTCATCTGATTTAGGTAGAATTAACTCATTCTTTGTAGCAGACTCTAGTTGGCTCTGAAGTTTTTCTAGTTTAAGGGCTGTTTCTTTTTCTTTTTCTTGCATATGGCGGCGTAGATCACCATAACGCTTCTTGAAGTTCTTTTCTTCAGTACTCAGATCTTCTTCTTGTGCTTCAGCTTTTGGTTCTTCTTCTTGTTTGGTAACACTCTCTGCCTGAACTGGGGGGTCGCTAGGCTCTGAGCTATCGGGTTCCGCTTCAACAGCTTCTTCTTCTGTTTCATCTTGTGTTACACCTGCTTGTTTAAGCAGTTCCCGTAGCTCCTCCTCATCACGCTGTACACGAGACAAGTTCCGTTTGTGTGACATTGAGTTGGTCTGAATGGCTTCCGACATTTTATTCTCCTTATGTTGGGGCCAGCATTATTGCTGGGTAGCCTTATTATTATATGGTAGTCTAGTAGTTACTTTTAAAACATCCAACCGAGACCTTCACCGACAGCCTTATTATAGGTAGCCTGCTCCGCTTCTGTTAATTGATGATTGTTATCTATTTTACTTTTAAGGTTCATTGATTTTGCTTTAGCTGCAAGGGCATTTAACTTGTTTTGTTGTATATTTTGTGTACCTTTAGTTAGCTCTTTTGCTATTTCTGCACCTGTAGGTTCTTTATATTTTTTAGCAGCTTCTATAAGAGCTTTTCGTCTTGCCGCTGCTTTTTCTTTGTCGCCTTCATAGGTAGATGAACCTCTATACCTATTACCACCAAGAGTTAAGCGATTACCTTCATCGTCTTTTGATTGAATGCCAAAACCCTCACCGTCTGCACCAAGAAAGTCACCTAACCAAGTGTCAGCAAAGCTTACACGACCATCACCATTATTATCACTTAAATTTTCATAAAGGCTTGTGTTTCCACCAAATACGCCAGAGGCTTGTAGTAAACTTGTAGCAGCTCCAGGTTTCTTTGAAGTAGGTTCTAGAAAAGTCTGTAGCTCTGTTTGTTGTTTTAACAGATCATTCCTCTGAGAATCAGATAAGGTTCCCGATTCTAGCTGATATGCGATCCCGTCTAACATATCATAGGCTTTATTGCGAGACGAGCTCCCAGATGTGACACCTGCAGCAATACCAGCAAAGGGATTAAGAAGGCCTAATGCAGTAGCAGCTGTTTTTCCACCAATTCCTAGGTTCTTTGTCGTACTTGCAAAGTCATCTACTGAAGCCTCTGTCCAATCTGTACCAGGCTTAGGTCTAGAAAAAATAGAAGTGTTATCAGCATTAGGATTTTCGTTATTATTAGTGTAGTCGTTTGTAGAGCTTACAGTAGTTGATGGAGCAGATGAAACTTGAGCAGGTGCGGCTACCCCTGTTGAAACTTGTTCTGATGCTGTAGCTTTAGCTTTATAGCCTTCAGGTATAAACGTCATAGGTTGACCATTCATAAACTGAATGTACATTACTTCACCAGCATCATTAACGTATTCTTTAATTTCAAAGCCTCCAGTAGAAGAGGCTGAACTAAAAGGGTTAGATACAGCACCACCCTCGTTCATCATCATAGGCTGGTCATCATCTTCTACTTGTAATTCTGAAATATCAAAAGGTAAACCGTCTTCTGGTTCAATAACCTCCATCCCGTCTACTGGTTCACCACCGATACGGCCATTGGCTTCCATCTCAGCAAAACCACGTTTAGCTTCTTTGCGGATGTCTTCAAAGAACTTAACACCATAGAAGCGTACTACGTCAGCAGGTACGACATACTCACCTTCACTCAGTTGAGCAGGGATGTCATCACGTACTTCTTCTGGCATAGAGCCTACTGGTACTTCGTTGCCTGATACAGGGTCTACACGTTCACCTTCATCACCGAAGGCCATTTCCATTTGTTCATCCATTAACTTTGTCCCTCAAGTATTGTAGATTGCGTAAGGCACGTACAGAACCTTGATGCCTGTATAGCTCTGCTGTATCTGTTACGTTTTCCATACTTCGATGTTGTGCAGAAATGCGCTCCTCAATCTCAACAAGAAACGCATCCCATATCTGTTTATCGTTAACTAGCTTTTTAAGCGACATTACCGCTGAACCCTTGTTCACCTGGTGTTGGAGCTGTACCAATACCTACTTGAGAGCCTCCGCCACCTGACGTGTCTTGTACGCCCTGTGGAGCCTGTCCTTCTGGCGCTGGGCTACCTTGGGGCATGTTTACGCCTTCCGGCCCTACAGGGGGCTGTACGGGAGCCTGAAAGGCTTTTAGCAGTTCAGCTTGGATAGCAGCATCCTGCATAGAGTTAGTAACCTTGTCTGGGTCAAGATCCATAGACTTAGCAATCTCACGAATGATGTAGTCCATCTTAGCGAAGGGAGCCAGTACTGGGTTCTGTGCAACCTGCAGGAATTGCATCAGGCGCTGTGACCGTACTTCGTTAGCCATCAAACTCTCTGTACCAGAAGCATTAACTTCCAAGTCTCCTCGGATAGACTCATCAAAGTCAAACTGCATGTTGAACGAGAAGAAAGCTTTACCGATAGGGCGAAGCAGATAGTCATCTACGTTCTTAACTACCGTCCGAATAGAACCGTTAGCAGCAGACATAAGCATAGAAATACCAGAAGCTGTACGCCCAACGCCAGATACTCCGGTTTGTCCGTGAGCGAAGCTAGGGAATCCAGTACTCTCATCTGCTAGAACTCGTGCCTTATCAAACAGTTGCATGTTTTCTTGTGCTACGTTGGGGAACTTAGTACCGAAGATGCTTTGTCCTGGGGCACCCCCCTGCCTGCGAAAAATTTTGCCGGGGTATACAGATAAGTCTTGGCCGGGAACCATGTTAGTCTCATCTACTTCAATGATAAGGTTACCAGACAGTGCGGCGTTGTCAATAGCCATACGCATAAAGCCATTCATCAACGTCTGAGTATCATCCATGTTCTCAGCAATACCTACGCCAAAGAAGCTGTAAGGATTATGCTCATATGGTGTTGCGTAGTATGGAATACGTGTAGGTTTGAATGGATTAAGAACCATACGGATTACTTCACCGTTACAAACCCAGACGTTAGCATTTACTTCGTCTAGCTTCTTTAGCTCTTTAGGGATTTTTACACCGTGCTCTTCAAGCATATCAGTATCTACAAAACCCCAGAACTCTAGCACTTCCCAACGCTCTGATGTAGGCGTAGCCTGATCATCGTCCATCGTAAGTTCCCAGTGTTTCTGAATATAGTCTGGACCTTTATCTATAGCAAACTGAATAGCATCATCCATAAAGTATGGGCGATTTCTTAACGCACGTAATTCTGTACGTGACATTTTATGACGTTCCACTACATACTCAGCGTCTTCCATGCTAGAAGCTTCTGGGTCAGGGTAGAAGTTCCATACAGAAACATGGTTGGTCTCTGGAACAGTTTTAATTAGAGGTTCGTAATCACCCTCTTCATTCCAGTTAGGATATTCTTTATCTACAGCAAATGGACCTTTCATGACACCTGTGCCAAGCAAAGCCATTTCAAAAGCCATAGAGCGTAGATGTACAGATGCACCACTCTCTTGTAGCTGGTCGTGGATCTTTTTTTCCATCTTCTTAGCGGCAATCATTGCTGGATGAAATGTTACAGTACTTGGAGTAGTCCCATCACCTTCAACAATCTTCTCAGACACTGCGTCAAGCTTATCAGCTATTGGACCTAACCGCTTACGTAGATCAGCCATTGTCTCACCTGGCTCTAGCTTTGTAGTCCCATCAATAAGATAAGGACGTGCAGGTGAATTACGTGTTATGCTTTTTAATGCGTCTCCTGCTTGTGCAGCATTAGGGTCTACGTTGATGTGTACAGATTCAGCTACGCCATCAGGTAGTACAGAAGGATTAACGGAAAGCGGGAACTTATTGTTACCGAATAGTACGTCTACGATCTGACCATACGCAGCTAGTGTCTTTGTTTTAGTAACCTTGACGAATACACGAGACTTTTCAGCGTCAGAGAACTGTACATCAGAACCATATAATCCACGATAGTTTCGATATGCACGTAACCACCGATCTTCATCAGACCGTCTTGCATCTTCTGAACGCCGAAACCGCTCTCCTACAAATGTTAGAAGGCTGGACTTTGAAGAAAAGATGCTATCATCCATACCTTCAGCAGCGACTACTTCATCTGTATCAAAGTTTAGTTCTTCATTTTCTGCCATGTTTAATACCCGAATGTTGAGTCACTAGCCTGAAAGCCAGTTCTTTGTGTTGCTGGTGTGTAATCCCAAATGCTGTGACTACGTGGTCTTGTCATAATGCCGTATCTTAAAGCATCGTACAAGTGATCCTCTGCGTTTGTATCAACGTCTTCTGGATTCTTCTTATCCAGCGGTATGATAGGTATCTGCGCTAGAGTGTTGGTTAAGTGTGACATAAATACAAGACGAGGCTTTTCAGTAAACTCATCTACCTGTAAACGCCTATGTATTTCGTTTTTTCCTGCGACACGGGAACCTTTAGAGCGATCTGACGGACGCCAACGGCAACCCTTCATGTTCATCTGCTCAGCTAGTGATGGCCCCGTATCGCCACGGTTGTGCCACAAAGAGCTATCAAGCACACCGTATCTCATGCCACCATCATGCTTCTCTGCATCTAGGATCATATCAGCTAGATCAGAAGCTGTAACCTTAGAGCAATAAAGCTCTCTGTAGACAATAAGTTGTTCGTCTGGTGCAACAGTAAACCATAGAACCCCTGTGTAAGAGCCGTAGCCGTAGTCGCAAGCTCTAAACTTAACCCAATCTTGGGGAACGTCAAAAGAGTCCACGATATGCTGGGATCTGTTAAATTCAGGAAATGCTGCACCTTCGTTTATATCCCAATTACCCTCAAGTAATTGCTTTCTTTGATGTTCAGGTAAAGACAAAAGCATAGCTTCATAGTCACCTGTGTCAGATAAATAAGGGTTATCAAAGAGGCTAGCAGGAATGAACCGCCGTTTAAAAAGAGGTTGACCTTCTTTGGTATGCCCTTGTGGGTATGTAATAGTATCGCCTGTTTCTAGGTTTGTAGCCCAGAAAGACTCATTGGAAGCAGCAGGATCAATGAACATCTTTTTAACCCAAGAATGACCGCTGCCTCCAGGGTTTGTTGTGGCTCTCATATACAAACCTAAATCTGTACTATGAGCAGATCTCAAGCGGGATCTCATGTAGTCCCACGCATAGGGTGTAGGCCATTGAGTTAGCTCGTCAAATCCTATCCAATTAAACGCTTGACCTTGATAACGATTAACATCCATATCTTTGTCAAGATACGACATCCAAAGCCTACCCCCTTTAGGAGTAATCCACTGGCTTTTACGCTCAGACCACTTAATACCGGGTATAGCTTTCGGATAAAGCTCTTGACTCTTTTGGATAAGTTCACGTAATTCCTCCGTAGTATGACGCACTAGCAGACCAGAAAAGTTAGGATTATTTAATCCATGTAACGGGTCAGCAAGCATAGCGTATGATTTACCACCACCTGCTGCTCCTCCGTATAGTACTTCACGTTCTGATGCAGATAAGAAGTCTGTTTGAGGGCCGGGGTTTGGCTTGAACACTACATCCTGCGCTAAATCCACATCAAACTCAGCAGCTACTACCTGTGCAGGAACAGTACCTAATTTAGGTTCTACTGTCTGCTTATTCGCTTTCTGCGTATGCCCCGACCCTGTTTTTTTCGAGCTCCTCGATTTCGGATAACGCCTTTTTGAGCCTTCTGGCGAGGTTGCGTTTAATCGTAGCAGCTTTTTTACGTCTTCGCTCAATTTCTATTCTCTGCTTTAGACCTGCGTGGGATATTCTGCGACCTGTCTGTTTTGTTAGCCAGTTTGCAACTTCTCTTAAACTATACTGCTTTAAGTGAACCTTTGCAAGCTCTAATGCATTTAATTCTTCTGGGATAGGATCTAGAAGATTAGGGTTGTCAGGGTGTATTTTATAGCCATAAGGAACATGCTTGCTAACTCTAGCAATAACATGCCAGTGCCTTTCTTGCCCTTTATGTGGTTTGGGTAGTTCCCAAAAGCCTAGATCCCTCCCAATATGGAATGGTCTACTCATTGGCCCCTTCTTTTGGTGGTAAATAGAAAACCCCACCACTTGATGTTACATCTACTCTTTCAGTCTTTACAAGACCTGCGCGGTCTAGAAGATCCTTTGCAGCTGCCATCTTATCTTTGATACCAAGTTCAGTTGGGTCATATAGAGCACCAACCATTGCCATAGCAGCTTTAGGGGCAGTACGAGCAAAGTATGAACGTGTTGCATCTGCTATTTCATCTTTTAGAGACTCTACAATTAATCGTGTAGGTGTAGTGGAACTATAGCCAGCCAACTTTTTGGCAAGCACAACATCACCACCAGCTTCATCGAATAATACTTCGATAAACTTTTGTTGGTTTTCTGTTAGATTTCTTGCCATAAAGTTGTCCTCATTTCATGAATCTGACTATAGTTATACCACAAAAACATAAAAGTGCAAGTTTATTAAAATTTACCAGCGATAACTTGTTTAATGTTACCACGAGTAATACCAATATCTCGCAATTCTTTGTCTGTCATGTTTTGTAGCAGCCAGTAGTCTGCTCGTGCTTGTTGTGCGTTTTGTAAAGCTTTGAAGCCTCGGTGGAAGTATTTAAGCATCACTATCTCCTTTGTTGTGTGTGCGGAGATAGTTATACTGAGTTAGAGGTAATGTAGTACCCACATAATGTGCATACCCGCTATTCGCTACACGCCTGAGAAGACCTCTGTAACAGTTAGGATAGTGTCTATATGCCCTGATGATGAAGGTGTTACCTGTATCTTATCGCCAGGAGCAAGAACAATCTCAATGTCTGAGAAAGTTATATACTCACCAGAACCTAAGTTCTTACCCTCTAAGAAGTGTGACGTATAAGTATCAGCTGCTACATACCACTCAATCTCAATGCTTACGTTACCCGTACTGTTGTGTACATGCAGATAGCTAATCTCAGCTGTACAGTTAGGGGGGCATGTATATACATCTTCTGTAGTAGTACCTGTGTTATGCCCATAGACAGAACGCCTACGAGCAGGTCTACCTTGGTGATTGAGCGTAACAGCCATTACTCGTCAACCCACGCTTCATTCTCTGGCGTGTTAGGGTCATCCTTAACGTAATGACCTTTATCTGTACGAGCACGTTTCTTACCGGGAGGAGGTGTAGCTTTCTTAGGCTTCTTAGGCTTAGTAGCTGCAATGTCTGCCTCTGCACAGATGTAGTTGATGTTCTCATCTTTACTCTGAACATTGCCGTAATTGTCTTCACCAGCAGACTGATTACCTACGGAGTCCCATACGTAACCATGCTCATCTACACGGTAGCCCTTAGCTTCTAGGGCGTCTTTGTATTTATGATAATACTTCATTATTTGCCCTTCTTCATAGGACGTGCTGCTGGGTTGGATGCACCACAGTAGCCACCTTTGTTGTAGCCCGTCTTTTTCTTAGTCATACCACCTTTAGGAATAATCCCGCTCCTCTCCATTTCTTTTCTTTCTCTTACCAAATCCTTTTCATATTTGTCATCATATTTCTTAATGGTGGGGTATTTTGTTCGTTTAGAACTATCTGCTGCCTCTGCTGCGTATATCATTGACTGCGCTTTAAGTATAGTCATACCGTACTTCTTTTTAAAATCCTCACGTGTCATGATTTTATCATGAACCCGAGTAATATCTTTATCTAATTTGTCTGATAGAGCTTTGGTTTTACCAGGTGCGCTATACTGTTGAGCGCCTGCTGCAGTTTTCTCTGTTTTTAGATTAGCCATTATTTCTTACCTTTTTTGATTGGACGTTCTGCAGTGTTAGATGCACCACAAGCTAAACCACCGTGTTTGTAACCCATCCTCTTAGCTACTTCTGGTGCCTCTTTCTTGAGAGCTTTCATACCTTTGTTCATCATACCACCTTTGTTCATACCTTCATGATAACCTGTTCCACCACAGTGAGAACAACCTTTACCTTTACACTTAGGACACATCTTCTTCATGTTCGTTTTCTCCCCGATGCTGTCGTAGACCACTTAACTTTCTTTGGGCCTGTCTTCTTTGCTGCTTCTTTCTTGCTAATTTTAGAAGCTACTGCCTTTGGCCTACAGGCTGGATAAGATCTACTCTCACCCTTCTTCCTACCACAAGGCTTACCTGTCTTAACGTCTGTCCACTCTTCACCAAACCACTTACCTAAGCCGCCAGCTTTACTTTTTGACTTTGTTGGCTTTCGTGCCACTGTAATTACCTCCACGTGCTTTGTATGTCTTAGTGAGCCAAGCAGAGCCATAAGCGCTGGGCCATACGTCAAACTTCTTCTTAGCTTCTGCCTTTACTTTAGCGTACAGCTTCTTGTTTGTAGGGGTAGGAGATGCCATTACCACTTCACCTTATCTGCCCAGTAAGCTGCTGAGAGCTTACCCTTCTTGATATTCTTAGCGTGTCTAGCTTTGAAGCTGGCACGTTTCTTCTTCATGCGATCAGATTCACCCTCTTTAGGCTTGCCTGCTGTGGATGCTCCCTGCTCACCAAAGCGGATGAGCTTAATGGTGTCACCTTCCTTGGCGAGTACTGCGTGGGATTTAGTTGGATGCTTAGGTGTACGCTTGGGTTTGTTGTAACCTTCAAACTTCTCTCCACGGTAATCAATAGACATTATGCTTTCCTATTTGAACTTGTTCGTTTTACACTCCGGTTCTTGGCTACAGATTGCACACGTAAGTTCTTACTTTTATTATTACGTGGGTTTCCATCTTTATGGTCTACATCCTTACCATCACCTTTACGTACTTTACCTTTATCAGCCATAGCTTTACGAGCAGCATTTCTGGAAGCACGATCCTTTTTTACAGCAGGCTTAGAGTCATACTTAGCATTCTGCTTTTTATAGTCGCGTTTTCCGTTTTTCATGAAGGGCATAAAATCTTACCTTATAGAGGGTTGTCAGCTAATTCGTCATAGGCTTTCCAGATATCATCTACTTCTGTTTGTAGCGTATCTAGAGTATCTCCCAATCCGTCTGTAATAGTTGTAGCTTTATCAACCTGGCTACGTAGATCAAGTAGTATCTTCTGCTGCTCTAGGATCTGTGACATATTTGTGCTTAGCTGTGCAAGCTTCTGGTTCAAACCTCGTACATCATTATCTGCAATAGCCTGTTCTAATGTTTGTATACGAGATACAAGTTTAGCTTCTAGCTCTTGAGACTTAGTTAGTAGTAAAGAGTCTAGAGCTATGATCTCACCGCTAAGGTTATTGTTAACCTCTATAAGATTGCGCTGGGCTACTGTCTCTACAGATGTAACACGCTTATCCAAGCTACCTGCTTTAACATCAAAAGATGCAGACTTATCTACAACCTCTGCGATACCAGCCTCAACACCATAGAAACGCTGCAGTGTATCGTAAGACCACCATACACCACCAGCAACTGTAGAAAGAACTGGAAGTGCTACTGCAACCATCCAACCCTTAATGTTGTAACCACCTACGCTAAACTCAAAGTCCATCATTGTGTTGGCATAGCCCCATACTGATTAATGTATTCACCTGCTGCGTAGATCTCTGTAGCATTCTTCATCTCAGGAGTCAAGTAACCCTGGAAGCCTGTACCAAAGCCTGAGTCATCCCAAGTAATAACGAACTCATCAATAGACTGAGTGTAAGTGATAGCGGTGTAGCTACCTACCATGTAGTTACCCTGTGCGGCGTAGTTGTCTACAGTAGCAGTAAGGTCATCATTGTTAGCCGCAGCCATGAAAGCACCAGCCTGTTGAGCGAAGTTCTCTACAGCAGCTACTGCTTCGTTGTATTCGTTAACCTCAGCAGCGTCTAAGCTATACGCATCTGTCTCAAGCATACCTTGTAGCTCAACTTGCTCAGGCTTGGTATCTGCCTCAGATGCTATGGAAGCTACCTCAACTGCTGTCATAACTACAGCTGTAGCTGCGGTAAGGTTATCTACTGCAGTGTTCAAGCTGTTCATAGCAGCTGCGTGTTCCTGCATAAACAACTGCTCAGCTGTACTAGCAATAGCGTAGTCATGGTTGAGTACAAGCTCTTTAGCTTCTAGGTATGCGCCTAACTCATCTGTGGTAATGATACCATCGCTAAGTGCATCATCGTTAATGACACCACCGATAGCAGCATAACCTACAGCACCTACAGTTAAGACAGCACTATCAGTTATACGATCTTGTATATCACTGATAGAAGCGATAAGCATATCAATCTTCTCTTGCCCTGTCAGTGAATACTCAGGGGGTGGTGGCGACTCTGCGCTTGCTACTCCTGAAACGCTCACTAATGCTGAGCTTAGGAGCATCGTCTTCAATAACTGCTTCATCTGTGTCTTCCTCTCCTACCCTTAATAGGGTGTCCCAAAACTCTGTGTCAAGTTCATACCCAACTATGTAGAGCGCTGGGCTGTCTCTGTACTTATTTATCGCTGCTTTCCCCATGAGCAGCTTTCCCGTCTTACTGTCGTTGATAGGGCATGGTGTATTAGCTAACATCATACTCCTGAACACGACAGGATCTTGGCAAAGTACAGATATAGCTGATACCTGTAATCCTAAGCCACCCACTTGCTGTGGTGCGCCTAAGAGCCTAGCATTCTTGCGTCTGTTGCAAGAGTCATCCTGTATAGCCTCACCATTACTGAAACCAAACATTGTAACCTGTAAGCCTGTACTACGTGGCATTAAGCAACTGTCGTTACCACCAGCACCCATAACTGTAGGAGCTATCGCACTCATGACAGGAGCAGCACTCCCAGCACCAGTAGCATTGTAGTTGTTAGTCACAGTCTCTTCAGAGTTGTTACTGTCTACAGTGCTATTCTCGTTACTTGTAGAGAAGTCACCTGTAACATCACCAGCCTGCGCAGTCATCCCCGATAACATCACGGAGATCAGGGTCACTGCACATAAGCTGTAGAGCGGCATCTTTCTGACCGATGTATGTAAGAGTTTGTGCATCTAAGTTCCGTTGGCATTTG